CCAGATTTCTGAGGAAACGTCGTAGGAAGTCGTTTAGATTCAGATTCTGGATTTTCAATATGATGATCACATGCTTCAAGAATACTACGAGATGCAATCATTTATCCTTCAATAAGTTTTACTTCTAAATTATAAGATATAAGAATGCTAAACAACTATCTTATTGAATACATCGGAACACTTCTCATTTGCACAACAATCTTACTAACAAATGCAAATCCAATTCTAGTTGGATTAGCCTATACAAGCGCTCTATACATTGGAGAAGGACTAACCAGAGGCCATTTTAGTCCATTGACACTTTTAATACAGTTCATGTTAAAAAGAATTACATGGTCAGATTCTCTAAAACTTTTAGCAGCACAGTGTGCAGCTGCCCTATCTGTTACCGTATTATACGTTCCGTTTGGTCAAGGGTTTATACATTCTTGAACACTGTTCAGTAATGACGCTGTATATCTATTGTGAGAACAATTTCCTGCGCCAGCTATTTCTTGACAGCTTAAATGGTCGTCGTGCGACTGATTCTGGATTTGATATTCCTATGATGCGGGAGAATGTTCAACTAGCGCAACTTGTCCATACCTTCAATCTTGGATTTAAGGCTGTAGCTGTGGACAATAATGATAATCCACTTCCTTATCTTCTGGTTCCACGTTCTTCAATTTCTAATACTCCATTTCGTCTCTCGAATTCAATCGGACTAATTGATTCAGGATATCGTGGTCAGGTAAAGGCGCGTGTAGACGTTATACGTGATATGGCAATTAACTTTATCAACGAGGAGTATATTGTGAATAATGGAACCCGTATGTTTCAGCTATGTCGTAATAATTTTCTTCCGTGGAATCGTGTGGTAATTGTTCAGTTCGAGAACGAACTACCACAGGCGCAGGACAATCGTGGAGCAGGGGGTTTTGGTTCGACGGATTAAATCAACGCCTAAACGTTAACTTAAACGGTTTCGGTTTAGGAGCGTCAACAAACTGTTGAACCTCAAACATGTGTCTATTTTTAACATCTAAATAAGACTCTGCTAAAACATCATTAGCGAGTATAACTGAATGCGAGCTAAGTTCAACATGATAGTATGTTACAGGTTGTTTTCTACTATCTACAATTATAGTACTATTATTTACTAAACGTTTAGCACTCATGATTATATCATTAATTATTATTCTGTGATTAGGAGAAACTGATAAATCTTGAGAAGGAATACGACCTGCTTCGCTGGTTAGAGCGTGTTTTTTTATACGAATCGGAAATGAATAAAAATCTGGATTTTTGACAATAAATCTACCAATCCATATAATCTTTGATGGTATATTGGCCTTATCTGCGTTTGGAAAAAATCTGATACCATCGCGGATAATTCCTCTTGTTAAAAGACTATCTCCAACTCTAAGGTTTTCTATAGGAACATATCCAGATGGTGTGAGAAGTTGAGTTCCTTCGACGTAACAGATTGGAGTTACAACACTAATTACGTCAGTTTGTACTTGAAGTGTTGAAGAAGATGTGCTTCCATATGGATTAATTGTTGTTATTTGAAAATAATATAGTGTGTTAGAGCTTAAGCCATTTATAGTAGCAGAATATGTAGAATTACTCACCGCTTCAATAGGTACTTCTAGTATTGGCTGTGGACTTTGACCATAGTAACACTTGAATTCAAAGGGAGCTGTTCCTAAGATTCCGTTTATATCAAACTCTACTGTTATACTGCTCGAAGTAGGTGATCCGGATACACGTGGGGTAGGAGAAGAAGCTGGTTTAGAATACGTTCTTATTGGACCAGAAAATTCACTTAATCTAATACCAAAATCATTATATGCACCTGATTGAAAGTAATAGCTCCTACCGGATATTAAATTAGTCGCAGTAGCAGAATAAGTATCTGGCCCAGATAGAGTAACTTCTAGAGGTTCGGCTGCCGCTATGTTTTCTCCATAAGAACATTGATAGTCTATCAGAGGACTTCCTGTAATTCCAATCACATTAAAGGTTACCATAATAGATGTAGCTGTAATAACTGTTGCTACTGGAACACTCGGAGCCATGCTAGGTGGAAATTCGTTCGCTATGATGGTTACTCCTAAGGAAGGCAGACTTGTTCTTGTAGAAAAGTTATTAGTTACCTGTGATGCAAAATAATATGTTGTTCCTAACACTAAATTAGAGAACGAGACACTATAGTTAGTGCCTCCAGTAGAAGTAACAGCTGCCTCATTATTTAAACTAAGTATATTGTCACCATAGAGACATTTGTATGTTAAAGGAGCATCTCCAATAATACCAGCTGAGCTAAAGGTTATTGTAGTATTAGTAGGAGTTGGTGAACCAACAACGGCTGGGATAGTCGGAGCCTTACTAGGCGCTGGATCTCTAGCTATTGTTATTCCTGGTGATATCTGACTTGTTCGGTAACCTATATTATTAACGGACCGTGATGTGAAAAAATATGTTTGACCCACAATTAATCCTCTTATTGTGAAGGTACACATCTCATTTAGTGGAATAATTTCAGATATTTTAATAACATCGCCAGTTACAACTTGGAAATTTCGTTGCCTATCTAATTCAGCTCTATTGGTGCTGTAGATACATTGATACGTTATCGGAGAACCAACCCCTGTAATTCCTGCTACAATAAATTCTAGAGTAAGATTACTAAGAGCTTCTGCTCCAAAGGGAAGGGCTGGAATAGTTGGAGCGGTATTTGGAGGATGCAATGCCATATAATTAATTCTAATAGTTTATTTTATCAGAAAATAAGATAGCTGTAATTACACCTATCTTATTTTTTATATAAATTTTATTAGTTAACTCATATTTAATGATTCAGCTAACACACCGTTAGCTTTGATACAAACATGTGATTCTAATTCAATGTGATAGTATTCTAGCTTTCTACATTCTAAATCAGGAAGAATTGTTTCTCCGTTTGCTAAAAATCTTGCCTCTCTTAGGTGATTTGTAAAGTAAACTCCATGATTTCTAGAAACATATAAATCTCTGTCAGGTAGATTATCACCTAAGGATCCAGCCTTAAAAAAGATTGGGCGATTCTTTACCGATGGATTTGATATAGTATGAACTCTTAACGAAACGCAAGATTGTAAGCTAGGTTCGCGAAGAGTTACTACATTCTCCGAATCAATATCGGCAAAGGTTACAATCTTATCACCTTCCTGTATTAATTCAATAGGAACATACCCCGTATCAGTAAGGATTTGCGTCCCTTTGAGATAGCAAGGTATATCTGTGGGAAGATTTATTGAACCTGAAAAGGACATGGTCGAACCAGAAAACATACGTCCATTTGCCGTAGAAGTTTCTGTAAATTCAATAACGCCAGTCTTGGAAATTAACGTGCCTTGGATGACGTTTGAACCCGAATTTAAAGATATTGTGTCCGCAAACCAAAAGATATTTTCTGCTAGTGCGCCACCTGCTAGGTTTATTGAAGTTACATTTGAAAAGGTAATTCCTGTGTTATTGGTACGAAAAATAAACTGAGCATTTGGATCACCTTGCGCATCTAAGGTTATTGTTACAGGTGATGATCCGCTAAAAATTATTGTAGCATTTGTGTTAGCATAAACACCTGGAGTGACTGTAACGTTTTGTTGGTTTGTCTGGGAATAAGTATTTGTTTTAGAAGTCAGCGCCGTTAAATCTGACTTTAATCTATCTAAGTCTTGAATCGCTTGATTATATAAACTGCTGTAACCGTTGGTTGTATCTCTTCGTCCAGAAAAGGGACCGTTTGAAGTAATACTTGCCTGAAGTATTTGAGAAACTGCATAGTATCCGTTCTGAATAGTTATATTGGTTCCAAGTAGATTCCCACCCGAGATTAATGCATACTGCTGAAGGGTCGGATAATCTGAATAAACAATTTTTGGATTTGGCGGATCAACATTTAAAGTTGTACCAGTAGGAATAGTTATTGAGTCCCCGGCAAATAAACGACCATTAATTTGTGTTAAATTTGAGAATACAATTGTTTCAGCAGCAATAAAAACACCCGGAATTGAGGCAATTGATCCGTTCAAAGTTATTCGAGCAGCAACCCAAAAAACATTTGTTTGGGCTGCACCATTAATCAAGTTTACAGAACTTACACTTGAAAAGCTAAGGGTTGAGTCAACACGAAAAATAAACTGGGCAGTTGAGTCACCGCCAGCATCTAAGTTTAGGATAGAACCACTAAATGCCATGGAAGTAGGGCAATCGTAAACTCCTGGACCCAGTGTTGTTACTGTTTGGGTGGAACCAGTGTAGTTCGGCACAGTAGTAGTCAGTCCATTAATAGCAGCCTTCAGTTGAGTTAACTGAGTAATCGCAGCATTAAAAAAACTGCCTGCTCCCGGAGTAACATTATCGTTACGTCCAGAAGGTGTTCCAGTTGAAACAACCACTGCAGGAGCAGTTGTTGCTGCTCCGTAGTATCCGTTGTTAAGAGTTACAGGATAATTAGCAGTGATACTTCCTGTTTCTGCGAGTAGAACGTATTTCGCAAGAACAGGATAATTACTTATGTATACACCTGATGTCATCTATTGATTTTATACTCTAAAAAATTTTAAATAATATTCAATGATTCAGCTAGGACGCCCTCAGCCTTGATACAAACGTGTGATTCTAATTCAATGTGGTAGTATTCTAGCTTCCTACAGTCTGGATCAAGAATAATTGTGTCTCCATTCACTAAAAATCTTGCCTCTCTTAGATACTTATCAAGAGAGACTCCATGATGCGGGGATAAACGTAAGTCTTTGTAAGGTATAACATAACCTAAGGATCCAGCCTTAAACAGAATTGGTCTTGATTTGGATGATAATTGTCCGATAGTATGTTTTCTGATTGATACACAGGACATGAAGGTTGGCTTACGAACAGTTACTATAGATTCTGAATCAATGTCAGCAAAGGTTGCTACGTTATCACCTATTTTTATGGTTTCTACAAGAACATATCCCCGTTCAGTAAGGATTCGCGTCCCCTTAAGATAGCAAGGTATATCTCCAGGAAGAGATGCTGTCGAAGGACCAGCATCAAAGCTTATTGCTGTTCCAGCAAACATACGTCCATTTGCGGTTACAGCCCCTGCGAATGTAATGGCTTCCGTCTTAGCAATTAATGTGCCTTGGGTCACGCCTGAAGTTGCATCAAACGTTATCGCAGTTCCAGCCCTCCAAAAGACGTTTTCTGCCATTGCACCACCTGTTAAGATTATATTGGTTACATTTGTAAAGATAATAGTAGTGTCTGCGGCAAAAATAAACTGAGCACCTGGGTCACCTTGCGCATCTAAGGTTATTGTCAAAGGACCGGTAAAAACCATACCACCTCCGCTAGTGTAAACTCCTGGAGTGATTTCTATAGAAAGGGTAGACCCGGTAAATGATACACCACTAGCAGCTCTAGACATTATTTCAACATCTAATGCGTCTAATTGACTACCTGCAGAATCATAAATACTGCCTGCTCCAGGATCAATATTATCATTCCGTCCAGAAGGATTACCTAATGAAGTAATGGTTCCAGTAACTGTTGTTCCGACGCCATAGTATCCATTGGTGAGAGTTAAGCCACCAACAACAGTAATAGCTGTTTGCGCACGTAGTAAATATTGGGCAAGAGAGCTGTAGTTAGCGTAATTAATTGGTAGAGCAGGAGGGGGTGGAAGATAAGGGGAACGTATGGATGTACCATCAGTAGCAGTGAAGACACCCTTTGAAAAAACACGTCCATCAAGACTTATTGGGTCTACGAATGTTGTAGGGCCATCGGATATAAGTGTACATTCAAATACTCCTGGTGGTTGTAGATTGTTTTCAAATGTTATGCTGCCTTCAGCATAGAATATTATGTAAGCCGGATTTGCCAGATTTGCAAGAACTATCTGATTTAAGTCAGAAAAAACTATGTCACCTGTCGCATAAAAAATGAAAGGAGAAGCTAGGTTATTCTCGGCGTCTAGAGTTATAGTGATATTAGAAGTGGTACCTCCAAACCGCATATCTGTTCCCGTGTAATAACCTGGCTGTAGAGTCTGAGTTGTGCTGACACCTGTAAAGTTAAAATCGCTAAATTCTTTTCCAGTAATACTTAAAGCAATACCATCTCTTTGGGTGATTGCAGCAGCATATTCAGTAGTGTTTAGTCTGCTAAAGGTATCTCCTGATGCTGCTACTATTGTTGAACTGATAGTTTTACCAGTTGCAGTTCCCCAATATCCTCTCTCAATCGTAAAATCTTCTGTGCCTAGTGATAGTAAATCATCGGCTCCAAGTAAGGCGAACTTTTCAAGAGAGGTTTGTCCCTTAATATTAGGAGGACTATTAGGGTCTGCGCTCGGATTATAGGGAAGAATTACACTCGATTCTCCTGCGCCAATAAATTGAACGGATTTACCAAATATATGTCCATTAAAAGTTAACGGCGAAGTAAGAACAAAATCAGCTTGAGTAATGACTGTTCCTACGAAGTTGGTTAGCGTCTGACTTCCGCCGAAACTTACTTGACCTGTGCCGGAGCCATACCAGAAAACATTTTCTGCTTTTGCGCCATTGGTTAATGTTATACTTACTAGCTCGGTAAAGGATATTTTACCTGTTGAAATAAAAATGAACTGAGCGGTTGCAACATTTTGAGCGTCTAGTTCTATTCTTAGAGGATCACCACCAAATGTTCCAAAGGTAATACCGTCAGTAAGAGGATCAGATTTATAAATACCGGGAACTAATACAAGACTAGCGGATCCTGCGGGAGTTGGTGCACCGGGATAATCAGAAACAGTTGGAGTAAATCCATCTAGAGTTGACCTTATTGTGGCTACATCCGCGAGTGCAGGATCACGGAGGCTTATATTTGTTGCATCTCCAGTAGGAAATCCTCTTCCAGTCAAGACAGGACTAGAAGCATCGCTTGCCCAGTATCCGTTAGAAACAGTTACTTTAGTTATTCCAACCGCTGTAGTAATTTCACTTGCGGAACCTCCAAGTATTCCATACCCATTTGCATTGGGATAATCTGTTTTTAAATTGATGCGTTGGAGTGACATGTTTTAATGTTCTTCATAGAAATTAAATTGAGGTCAGCGGTTGTTTGAATGATATTACAAAAAAGTTTCTCATTAAGATGACCATTTATTTGTGTAATATTATGTAAAATGAAAACACGTAAAATAAGGATAACGCGAAATAAGACTAAAAAAAGATTTTTATTTAATCCGAATAATCCGAATAAAAGTTTTGATGTATATATTGACAAAAATCCCACAGATACAATCCCAATAAAATATACGACAATTGCTGATGTTAAAAATACGATTCATAGATTAGAGAAGTTGTATAAATCTAAAAAGTATCCTCATAAACGAATATGGCAAGTGGGAATGATACTATATGTTCGGTTAAAGGCAATACAAGAAAGAAAACCAGGACAGTATAAGCTTGCTCTAAAGTATTTTAAATTTTTAAAGCATCGTAGTTCACTTGCAGATGACGAACGTTATAAAGTAAAATTTACACTATAACACGCGGACAATTAAATATTTTAAGTTGACGAGGTCAGCCGTAATTTTCATCTTAAAAAACTTTCTTGCTGTAAGGTATAAACAAACATGGGTGGCGGTCTTATGCAACTTGTGTCGTATGGTGCTCAGGATATCTATATCTCAGGTAATCCCCAGATTACGTTCTGGAAGATCCTATACAAGCGCCACACGAACTTCGCCATGGAGTCTATTGAGGTGACGTTCAACGGACAGGCCGACTTTAACAAGCGTGTTACGGCTGTTATCAATCGTAACGCTGACCTAATGTACAAGACGTATGTTCAGGTGGTTCTTCCTCAGGTTACCACTGTGGCTAATACACTAAGTAGCTTCCGTTGGGTCAATTACATTGGTCACCGTCTTATCAATCAGGTTGAGGTTGAAATCGGTGGACAGCGCATTGACCGTCAGTATGGTGACTGGATGCAAATCTGGACGCAGCTCGCTACGGAGGCTGGTTCGACGGCTGCTCTTGATTCCATCATCGGTAACACGCACGACCTTGTTCTTCTTAAGAAGACGACCGGTGTTCCTCTTGATGCCACGTGCTCTGCCAACGAGACGACTCTCTCGTGCGTCCCTCGTAACGGAACGCCTGCCAAGACGCTCTACGTCCCCCTCCAGTTTTGGTTCTGCCGTAATCCCGGTGTAGCGATTCCCCTCACCGCCCTCCAATACCACGAGGTTCGCATCAACGTTAACTTTGAACTCTGGGAGAACTGCACGTATGCTGAGACGACCACCCCTGGCACACCTAACCGCCCCCCTGCGCAGTCTCTTGCGGCTGCCTCTCTCTACGTTGACTACGTCTACCTAGACACGGAAGAGCGCCGCCGCTTTGCCCAGCAGAGCCACGAATACCTCATTGAGCAGACGCAGTTCACGGGTGCTGAGTCCATCACATCGTCATCGAACAAGATTCAGCTCAACTTTAACCACCCAGTTAAGGAGCTTTTCTGGGTCGTCCAGCGTGACTCGTTCGTTGACTGCTCATACCCCTTATGGATGTCATCCGTTGGCGGTCAGCAGCCCTTCAACTACTCGGATGACTTCTCTACGGAAGGTATCATCATGTCGCTTCTCTCGCAGGGTTCTCCAGATGGCACGGCGTCATCAACAACAGTTCTCGGTGGTTCGGACACGACTCTTTTCAATACGACCTCTAGTGCCCTACCAGGAGAGGTTGGTTCATCGGGCACGAGTGGTCAGGATGCTGGCTTCGACAGCGGTGTCAACTACCTCCTCGCCAAGGTTATCCTTGACTCCGGTGTTCGCTGCGAGGGCAAGAACCCTGTTGAGGTTGCCAAGCTCCAGCTCAACGGCCAGGACCGCTTCACGGAGCGTGAGGGTTCGTATTTCGACAAGGTCCAGCCCTACCAGCACCACTGCCGCACGCCTTCCACGGGTATCAACTGCTACTCGTTCGCGATCCGCCCCGAGGAGCACCAGCCTTCAGGCACGTGCAACTTCTCGCGTATCGACAAGGCCACGCTCCAGCTCACGGTTTCGCTCAACACGGTCATCGGTGCCCGCACGGCCCAGGTTCGCGTGTATGCGCTCAACTACAACGTGCTCCGCGTTATGTCGGGCATGGGCGGTCTTGCGTATTCCAACTAAGTATATTAAAAACACTAATAAATACAATTATGTGTTAAAACTAACAAATAATTGTATTGTCTAGAGTAGATACAAATGTCATTGTCACAGTTTCAGCAAGACCTACGGGTTGTAGACTTCTATAAGAAAAAAACACATGGTTTTTTTATTGAAATTGGTGCATCTGATGGTATAAATTTTTCAAATACGTGTTTCTTAGAAAGGTATTATGAATGGAAGGGAATATGTGTAGAGCCAATTCCAGAGATATATTCCAAGTTAGTTAAGAATCGGCCAAATAGTAAATGTTTCAATTTAGCTGTTTACAACAAGAGTGACATAACTGTCCCTTTTAGTATATCAAATGACTGGTCTTTATTATCAGGAATTACAGAAAACATAGATTATCATAGTAAATTAGTAAATAAGAATAAAACCACAATTGATGTTACAACGATTTCGTTGACCGATTTATTAGACAGAGCTGAGGCTCCCACCTTTATAGAGTATCTTTCTTTAGATACTGAAGGAAGTGAATATGAAATACTGAAAGACTTTGACTTTAAAAAATATACGATAGGACTTATTGATGTAGAACACAATTGGGTAGAACCTAGGCGCACACAAATAAGAGAGTTATTAGTATCAAATGGTTATATATATAGATGTAAAAATATGTGTGATGACGTATACTATCATGTCTCTTTGGCCAGACAAGATATCTATTATTATCGAAATATTTTAGATAGACCAATTACTGTTTCAATTGATCCAACAAGCGCAGTAAGTATTTCTTCTTCATATTGGCCGACAAAGTTTGGAATTCTTAATGGAAATACTATGCAAATTGAGTATCATCCACCTGGTAATGTAACAAGTAATTCAATTGAATTTGGGCACGATAATATTTGGCATAAATAATTCTTGTTTAATAATAATCATGGAAGCTGCATACAACAATGTATGTGTTACTCGGTCTGATATAAACGAACACTTGCCGACTCTGAAGAGATATGCCGACGAGTGTAGCACAATTGTTGAATGTGGAGTAAGAACAGTAGTATCGTCTTATGCCTTTGCTTTGGCATTAAAGAATAAGTCTGGAGGAATCTTATACCAAGTTGACCCAGCAAGATCTAACCAAGTAGGTAACTTTGAAGCTGCATGTGCTAAGGAGGGTATTAAAACACAATTTTTCGAGCAAAGTGATCTGCAGTGTCCGCTAGTTAAGTGTGAGTTATTATTTATTGATACTTGGCATGTCTATGGTCAGTTAAAGCGTGAGCTTGCTCGTTGGAATTCAAGTGTTTCTAAGTATATTATTATGCACGATACAACGGTAGATGAATGGGAAGGCGAAACTATACGCTCTGGTTGGAATGCCGAAGCTCAGTCAAAGGAGTTTGGCATGCCAGTAGATGAAATAAATAAGGGTCTTTGGCCGGCAATTGCTGAGTTTTTAGCTGGCCATCCTGAGTGGAGAATAAGAGAGCGTTTTACAAATAACAACGGTCTAACTGTATTAGAAAGACATTAGACCTTATTCAATCAGTTGGTCTAGGATGAATTTTTTGTAGAAGTCTGGTTGAAAAATGTTATCTGCAGTTCTTTTGCCATTTTCTGCTATTTTTTGAGTAAATTCAGTATCATGTAGTAACTTTGTAATTATATTTTTTAACTCATCTCTATCGTTGGCGTCGACTATCATACAATTTTCTCCATGTATTAAGAATTTGTCAAACCAAGGGGCTGTTAGTCTACAATAGATGACCGCACATCCGCTCATTAAAGCTCTTGTGGTGTCAGATGCGCATCCCCATCCTTCTATAGATAGCCAGATTTTATGTTTGGTGTACTCATCTGGATTACATCGTGAACCAAAAAGTTCTGGACGTTCGTTCCAATACGTATCTGCCCAGGATTGACTATGTATTAGCCTTACGTCTGTATTTTCCATGTTTCTCAATGCCATAACTACATCTTTTCGGAGGCCATTTGTGCATGATCCTCTCCAAAAAACTGTATTACTTCTTTTTTCAAATGGTATGTCTATCTTAGGATTATAATATGTAGGATCTTCAAAAAAAATATCATCACCTGGGACTACAATAGAGTTAGGCACTCCTTGATAACGAACAATCTGTAAACATTTTTTAAAAAACTTTGATATGGACGGTGGGATAGGAAAATTATAATCGGTCATACAGCAAGCTATAGCTGTATCTGGTGGAGCATTTTCTATAATAAATTTAACAATGGGACCAGCAGTATTTAATGTCATTCCAAACTGTCCCCATGCTTGAAATGGACCGAGATCTGGAACCTCGTTGTAGTGTGCAAAATATTTTGTAACTTTATTATAGTGTATTATTGTGTAATTATTTATTTCTATACTTCGTAAGTCGTTAAAAGATTCCATGATTTTATATATAGATAAGAATAAATGGTTTCAGATATTTTCATTAAAACTTGCTATAAGGATTATGTTTGGCTAGATGGATGTCTCTCAAGCATTAAGAAATATGCATCTGGATTTAGAGATGTTGTGGTCGTAACAGAGCCAGACCATGAAATCCCACGCAATTTTTTTGACATTATCCCCTTAAAGGTTCATTATGTGCAGCTTCCAGCGAAACTTGATTACCCGGTGGCGGCGGGAGTAGGATTAGGTTATTTATGGCAGCAAAATATAAAGTTAAACTGGTTTAATTACACTGATGCCGACTTTGTTATAATTGTCGACAGTGATGAAATGTTTTTAGCTCCATTTTCGCCTGAGAGTTTTTATCAAGATGACAAAATTAATTGGTGGGTAAGAACATGGGCTGATGCACCTACGTGTGGGTTTCATAAAGACAACACTGATTTAATATTAGGAGTAAATACTGAATATGAAACTATGGCATGTCCTGTTTTTTCTTTTGATAGAGAAACTACTATACAGTTTATTGATT